TTATTTGGTACGATGGTTTGAGCTTATCCCATCCGATTTGCCATCTTTGAAATAATTGTTCCAAGTATCCGCGACAGCTTTATCAACGCCACGAAAATAATCAACAATACCAGAAGATGCGTCACTAATGACATTTGATACATCCTTGGCGGTTTTACCGACTTGTGAGGAAGCGTAACGAGAGTTTTGGACCTCCTGCTTAGAGCGGTCCGTTTCTACATGTGTACGTTCAGTGTTAGCACGAACAGCATCAATATCAGCGCCGACCTTTCGAGTAAGTTCTTGGATTTGGTCATTTGTAAAGTGTTGACCTGAGGTTTGAGCCTGAGTAAGCATTTGCCGCATAATTTCAGAAGTTTGTTGTTGTTTGGTGAGGCTTGTGTTTTCGAGAATAGCGCCAACGCGTGACATAGATTCTTTTTGGTTGTATTGGAGCATTTCGTTTTGAGCATACACAGAGTCCTTAGTATTTTGCCGAGAAGTAACAGACTGGATACCAGCGATATCCTTTTGAGTGTCGTTTTGCATCTTAGCGATTTCTTTTTGATTGTCAAGCTGCATGCGAGTTAATTCCTTTTGGTTTTGGAATCCCGCATCAACCATTCCAGCAGAAGAAGCACCAGCGCCAGCACGTTCCCACGGGTTGAGTTCGGGGAACGCAGAAGCAAGATAATCTTTCGTATCCTTACCTTTAGCAGCAGCATCTTTAGAGAGTCCGATTTTTTCCATAAGTTTATTAACGCCAGCGCCAGTGATTGAAGATAGGGCGTCTTTGCCAGTATCGGCAAGAACGCCCGATATAGCATTGGGAGCAGCTTGTTGACCATTGGGAGGATTAGAACCCTGAATAGCGGATTTGATACCAGCATCATTAGCACCGATTACATTATTGTCAGTAGCGAGGACATTACCTTGAACGCCAGATTGGGGAGCGGAAGAACCGCCCCCGAATGCTTTGTTCAGGAGTCCACCAGCGAGAGAGGAGGCGATACCGCCAGCGATTGCACCGAACATAGATTAGACCTTATTTAAGAGGTTGGAGTACGGTAGTTTCACGGTTTACCTGATTAACAGATAAGAGGCCGGAGACGACACCAGCGGACCAAGATTTGGACCAGATAAGAATACCAGCATATACATCATTACCAGCAGTAACAGGATGCGTCGGAATAGATACGGCATCCTTACAAGACAGAGCAGCGCCAGAAGTGAAGAATTCCACCGGATAAGCAGAGTAGAGAGCAGGGAGAGCAGTAGGGACGGTACCGTCAGCGACCTCAAAGCGAATAGCAATAGCAATAGCATCAGACGGTACGCCAGATAAAGAAGCGGCGACCGATAAGACCTGATTGTCAGTAGGATTGGTTTCGTCAATACGAACGACATGAGCGACACCAGAATGAGTAGTGGCAGCAGTCAGAGTTAAGCCAGCGAAAATAGTAGAGCGGCTAAGCTCCGGTGTAGAAATAATCGGAGCAGCAGCCGCAGGTGTTTTTGTAGCAGTAATAGACAGAGAAGTTAACGGAGAATTATGTTTAGAGAGATAAGTTTGAAACATGAGAATTTCCTTAAGTAAGTTAGCTAACGCGCTTCGCTTGTTCAACCTTGAACAGGCACAAATTAAAATTTGTACCCGTTCAACGTTTTGTTTTATGACGTCATGATGCCATCACGAGTGGTAGGCATATGACGATATACAGTAGTGTTAAATTTAGTTTGCATGTTCCAGTGTGCAAGTTGCATAGACTGGAAGATTTCATCATAGTTATCAGTTCGAACAAGTACACGTTCGAGAATATCATTAGACGGCAGTTCAGAATAGAAAGGGAAGCCGTCAAGAGCGTTATAAGGGAAGGCAACGCGGTCAGGCTGAGTACGATACCATTGACCTTCGGCAATTTTGAATTTACCAGTACCAGCAGAGTGAAAGAGGTCTTTTACCTCAATTTCACGCGGAGGCAGGTTAGCCATAAGAGCAGGGTCACAGGCAATGTCAGTATAAGTCAGAGATTCCTTACCGACGAGATAGTGCATTTCCATTTCGTGAGTAGGAGGGAAGCGAGTAACAGATAAAGTCATAATTACGCCATGCTCAGGAACATAGAAGCGAGGCACTTTATGATTAAAGGTTTGTTGGACGCGACCAGAGAACTGACCCAATGAAGTTTGGTCAGTACCGTCGACGTCATAGCCAGAGGCCCAAAATTCAGAGCGCATCAGGAGCAGAGGACGGTTATCACCGTCGTAGGAGGTGTGACCGCCAAAGTCTTTCATAATATCGCGGTAGCGAGTCATGAAATAGTCACGTTCCTGTTCAGTGTGGAGTTTAGCATAGGCAGCTTGTAGGCCCATAATATCGATAGTGGTAGCGCCAGTAGTCATATCCTGCTTAGTTAATGAATCAGGAGGAAGGGGCGCGGTCCAGATAGATTTTAAGTTAGCGACACGAACGCCCCATTTGTAATCCTCAGCGGGCATATTAGATGGGTTAGCATAGGTGAGGTCATTAGACCACGGCGGCTTAAAGTAGTTGTTGTAAATATTGAGATAAGATTGATGAAGGAATTTAGGAACCTTCAAATTAGTTGACGGGATAGTGCCAAGATAGGCAGCAGAATCCCAGCCAGAGGAACAAGTTACCGGAGCCAGAGGAGTAGCGTTAACGCCAGTCTTCATAAAGTCAATCCATTGTTGACCATAGACATGACGATGAGGGATATAGAAAGTAAAGACGTCGACGCGAGAGTCGACAGCCAGACCACGACGGAGAGGAGAAAGACGAATAGCGCCTACCATTTCAGTTTCGTAAGAATCACCAGCGACAACAGGAGTCCAGGAGATAGTTTTAAGGCGTCCGATTTTACCAGCTTCGAATACCAGATGTGAGAGGTCATGCGGAATACGTTCAGCGGAAGTTTGTACGTTAGACATTTTGTATCCTTAAATAGAGGGGCCGAAGCCCCTTAGAGATTAGAATTGTGTGCCGCCAACATACCAGAGGCGAGCACCTTTAGATTTGCCACCAGAGCGGCGAATAGATTTTTTAGACATCCATCACTCCTTGAGCGCGCAGTTTTTCACGCGCATTGTTTTCTGCGTAAGTAATAAGCTCAGTGTTTCCGGCGCGTACACGCAAGGTAAACGCGAAGAGTTCAGCGGCTTTAACCGGGGCATCGACACCATTAATGATGTTTTCGGTGAATTCAGCGCCTTCCATAATAAGACATGCCGTTTGAATGTTAACGGGATGAACATAATAAGCAATGACGGCAGCAATAAACTCAATAGGAGCAGGAAAGCGAGGGTATCCCACAAAGTCCAGAGTTCCATAAACGCAAGCCTCAATAGCGCGGCGAGCACGGGAGCGGTCAGTTGCAATCCATACACGGTCACGAGTTAAGAATTCGAAATCGTCCTCAGTCAGGTCAAGAACAGAAGATGCCTGAATAAGTTTGATGGAGGCAATAGCGGTTTGAAAGGCTACTGCGTTCTCATTTGCTTTCATTTTTGATTCCTTTGTAAGTTAAGCCATTTGGCAAGGTGGATAATAGGCCACGTTCATTTAGAATGTCAAGCATTGATTCTTTGCCATGTACGAAATGTTGTTCATAGCGGAACCAGTCCTTAAGAAGAGCGCCCATCATATTGAGCCATTTTTCTTCATCAAGCGCGTCAGTCTTTGCTACCACGTTGAGATGATGGCGAAAGGTTGCGAAGTAAGACGCCCTCGAGTTCTTTAAGTTGAGATTGAAGTTCTTCATTTTCCACCAGCAGTCCACTTCGATTTAAGTCGTAAGTCAGCAACAGCAATTCCTGCATTAGTAACGTAGTTTTTAGTTTCATCAGAAATATCCGTATTTGCTAATTTCTGCGTCATTGAAGCGATAAAACTCTGTAGGCTGGACGCTCCGATTGTTCGGGTCAAATTGCGCATGAATTTTAGCAGATTGGTCGTCACAGGTTGCGCCTCCAAAACGTCGGCTACAGATTGCTTTGCCAGCCTCAATCGTAGCTCTTTCTTGGCGTTCTGCTTCAAGATGTTGTTGAACGGGGTCACGTCGTAACCCACTTGGGTCAGTTGGATTAAACACTCCGCGGTCAGCGTCGTCATTGGGAGTAGTTTCATCCCGAAGTTGCGGCTCATTCGAATTCGAAATAGTTTCTTTGGTAAAAGAGCCATCTGCGTTTTTAATGTAGCGTTCCATTTTTGATTCCCTAAGCCTTTTGCGGCTATGTCAACATCAGATTTTTTATTAACGTATTTAGCAACGTAGAAGCCTACAGCCATATACGAGGTGGATTTAAGGGGTTCACCCTTTGTATCGACAGGCCAGAGCCATCCAGCGCGAGAGAAAGCATCCTGAGAATACCGGACTGCGATGGGCATAGAGTAACCATAAGGCCATGTGTTTTGCAAGCTATTTATTTGCCGATTAGTACGCACCAGCTTACCAAAGTTAGGGTCGAGAGAACCCAAAGGAAGTGTGCGCATAAGATGCACTGCGTGAAAGTGTAAACGGCCATGCTGGGTGCCATACTCAGGCACACAAAAGTACTGATAGCAGTCCGAAGATGAATCATGGACCGAACGACCCTCGGCAGTGAGAACCATACGGCCAATATCACGGAAATAGTCACGAAGAGCATTGGGGTTAGCATAGAAGTCCTTAATACGATCATCAGCTAAGGTGAGAGTATCGAATACAACATACCAGCCATCAGTGTGGGCAGTACGCATAGCATTCATCAATCTCTGAACGGTAAAGCCACGGCGGGATTTCATGGTGGATTCCTCAAGGATTTTCGAGCACTCATCTTTAGTACCCTTAGCCTTTGCATAGTTGTAGTCCTCTCTGATTGATTTAAGGGGTCGTTTTGATACCAGTTCATACCAGTGTTTATAGACAGGTTTTTCATACATTAAGTCCCATTTGGCGTTACCGATAGGTTTGTGGTCTATAGTGTTATTAATATCAAGTTGTCCGAGCACGTTGTAGCATTCGTCTAACTCTTCGATTATGGAGAGTACAGTAAGGCGGTAATCCTCACCGATTTCATCAGTAAGTTGAAGCTCAGAAGGGGCAGTCTGAGGAATTGGTTTGCCAGTAATAATATCGTCCAGAGTGAATGACTCAGGGTATTGTTTAAAGCGAGGGTTATGGCCCTTTTTGTGAGCACGATAAGCAATTGTAGTGGCGAGTTGGCATTCAGGGTTGAGAAAGAAGTCACCATTATCATCACGGCGAATACCGTTAGTGTAATGATTTAGAATTTCTTCCAGCAGTTTTACGCGAGTGTTGCACTGTTTCCAGATACGGAGGTTAGGAGATTGAGTTAGCACAGACATACCAGCAGTTTCGACAAGAGGTTTGATAGCGTCGATTATTGGTTTGCGGTAGAAGTCCGAAGCGGTTAAGTGTTGTTGCATGTAGAAAAGCCTCCGTTGATTTGGAGGCATGTTAAGTGAAGAGATAGTTAGTCAAACA